GCGAAAGCAATGTTAGAGGAAATCGGTGCCACCTATATGATGATTAACGGTTCTGAAGAATCAGGTATTGATGTACTCAGAAACAAAATCAAGAACTTTGCAAGTACTGTCTCTATGGATGGTAATCGTAAGTTCGTGATTCTTGATGAGGCAGATTATCTAAATCCTCAATCTACACAGCCTGCGTTGCGTGGATTCATTGAGGAGTTTCACAAGAACTGTGGGTTTATTCTAACCTGTAATTTCAAGAACCGTATCATTGAACCACTACACAGTCGGTGTTCTGTTGTGGAGTTTCGTATTCCACCAACAGAGAAACCAACACTTGCTGGACAATTTTTCAAACGAGTACAGGACATTCTCAAATCTGAGGATGTCCAGTTTGAACCAAAGGCTGTTGCTGGTATTGTTGAGAAACACTTCCCAGATTGGAGAAGAGTTCTAAACGAACTGCAAAGGTATTCTGCCTCTGGTATGATTGATAGTGGTATTCTTGTTAATCTATCAGAAACAAACATGAAAGATTTGGGTTCTTATCTAAAAGATAAAGACTTCAAATCTATTCGTAAGTGGGTTGCAAATAATCTAGATAACGACCCCTCTCGTATGTATCGTAAAATCTATGATACATTGTATGAAGAAATCCAACCTCAAACCGTACCTCACCTAGTTCTTGCAACAGCAGACTACTCTTACAAATCAGCCTTTGTTGCAGATCAAGAAATCAATATGCTTGCATATATGGTTGAGATTATGACACAGGTGAGTTGGAAATGAGTTACCAACTAAAGGATTATCTTAACTCAATCAATCTCACAAAGGAAAATCTGATGGAAACAGATGATCCTATGTGGGAGAAGAAGTATTCGCCATTTATCATTAATAAGTGTGTTGCACCATTCAATGACACAATTATGCTTGTAAATGAGATGAATCAACGTCACCACCTTGACTCAAAACTACAATATGACTTTTTACTAAATACTATTAGACCTAAGAAAAGATATGCTCCTTGGGTGAAAGCGGATAAGTTGAAAAACTTAGACTATGTAAAAGAATATTATGGTTATAGTAATGAGAAGGCCAAACAAGCATTATCAATACTAAATGATGACCAGATAACCACTATTAAAAATAGTTTGAATAAAGGTGGAAGAAAATGAACGAAACTGAATGGCATCCAGAAGAGATGCTGGAAATTAAACTTAAAGAACCTGATGACTTTTTGAAGGTTCGTGAGACACTATCTCGTATTGGTGTCGCCTCTCGTAAAGAGAGAAAACTATATCAATCCTGTCACATTCTACATAAACAGGGTAAGTACTACATTGTGCATTTCAAAGAACTCTTTGCACTAGATGGTAAAGATACAAACTTAAATGAAAATGACATATCTCGTAGAAACTCTATTGCCTCTCTATTAGGTGATTGGGGGTTAGTAGAAATTGTTGGGAGTGCAGAACCTAAGGCTCCTCTTTCACAAATCAAAGTGATTGCCTTCAAAGAGAAGGATGAGTGGGTTCTAGAAACAAAATACAACATTGGTAAGAAAAGAGAAGTATAGTTGACACGCTCGTTTACAGATTTTATCACAGAAGAAAAGCAACTAGAAAACTACAAAGTAGTTATTCTTACAGTTGAGGTGGGTGATAAATCTAAGACTGCAATCAAGTTTGAAAAAGAGGCAAAGAAGATGGGTATGGAAGTTCTTTTATCAGACTTCAAAACAACATCCCTGACCTTTAATAATGGTAAGTATACTCTAAACAACAAAGATAAAAGTATGGACATCAGTTCCAAAGATACTGTTGTGTTTGTTAGAGGAACACCAACCAGAGATAGTCATCTAGACTTGATTTCAGAACTAGAAAGAATTGGTATTACTTGTATTAACAACAGAACTACTATCAGTATTTGTGCTGATAAGTATCGTAGTTATGTGAGACTAAAAGATTTCAGATTAGACCAACCCAAAAGTGTTCTTGTTCCTACAGAAGATGATATTGATTCTGCATTAGAAGAGCTTGATACCAAGTTTCCTATCATCCTCAAAACTCTTAGGGGTGCAGGCGGTGTTGGTGTTCTATTTGTTGAATCGAAACGTGCATTAGATTCTCTCGTACAATTAATTTATAAACAAGACCCAGAAACAGATATTCTCATTCAAGAATATATCAAAACAGATGGTGACATTCGTGTTATTATTGTTGGTGATAATATTGTTGGTACAATGAAACGAGAAGTTGTTGAAGGAGATTTTAGAAGTAACTATACACAGGGTGGTGGGGTAAAATCTTACGACTTATCAGAAGAAGAAATTCGTCAATGTCTAATTGCTGCAAAGGCGGTTGATGGTGATTTTGTTGCAGTGGACTTTATTCCATACAAAGGTAAACCATACTTTTTGGAAGTAAACAGTTCGCCTGGCACAGAAGGTATTGAAGAAGCAAACTCTGGTTTGAACATTGCAAAAGAAGTTCTAGAACACTACAGGGATGTAAACAATAGATTTACTTCTCCTATCAGATGTGGTTTTCACGAGATGGTAAACATAAAGCCATTTGGTGAAATCGAAACAAAGTTTGATACAGGGAATAGTGCATACTCAGTATTGCACGCTACTGACTTAAAAACTAGTGGTAGCAACATCACGTTTACTACAGTAGGTGGTAAAACACATACTGCTAAACTAGAAAAAGAATATAAAGCAAGAACAGGGGGTGGAGTTGATGAACGCCCTATTGTTAAGTTAGAAGTCGAATTCATGGGCCATACACACGAACTGATGTTTGGGCTTGATGATAGAAATAAAAGAGGAACAGAAGTTCTTCTAAATAGATTTGCCATGAAAGAAATGAACGTCATGGTAGACCCTCAGAAGAAGTTGATTATTACTACAAAGAAAGGCGAAAAATAATGACACTACTTGACGCAATTAAAAAACACAACGAAGGTATCATTGCACTGCATAAAGCAAACATTGCAGTGTATCTAAAGAATCCGGCTGGTATTGGAGAACACTCTGATATCGCAGAAGCAGTACAATGTGAACTTGATAAGATTGCTGCTGCCCAAGATAGGATTGATGCAATCCATCAACATTTCTCATCAGAAGAACAAATGCCACTTTTCTCTTGACAAATCCCCCTAACGGTGGTATTATTATATAATGAAATTTTACACACACGTTGCCCAATGGGGCAATCAACTACTTGTTCGTGCAGTAGAGAATGGTGTTCGTTCTAACTTCAAGGTTAAGTACGAACCCACTCTCTATGTGCCTGTTCAGAAAGAGACTGGCTGGACTACCCTAGAGGGTAAGAATGTCAGTCCTATGAACTTCCTCTCTATTAAAGAGGCGAAGGAGTTTGTTGAACAGTATCAAAGTCAGCCCCATCTTGTCTATGGTATGACTCAATTCCCCTACACCTACATCGCCGAAAAGTATTCTAAACAGATTCAGTTTGACAGTTCACAAATGCGTATTGTCACGATTGATATTGAGGTGGAGTGTGAGAACGGTTTCCCTAACGCCGACAAGGCTCTAGAACCTATGTTGGCTATCACCATCAAAAACCATGATACAGGACGTATCAAGGTTTGGGGTTTGCATGACTATCACAATGACAGGGAAGATGTTCAATACATCAAGTGTCAGACTGAACGTGAACTTCTGGCTCAGTTCCTTGCATGGTGGGAAAGTGACTATCCAGACGTAATCACTGGTTGGAATACAGAGTTCTTTGATATTCCCTACATCTGCAACCGTATCAAATCGGTGATGGGTGAAGAGGCTATGAAACGTCTGTCGCCTTGGGGTATTGTAAACTCTCGCATGGTGAATTCTGGTTATGGACGTAAAGACCAAGTGTATGATATTGTGGGTGTTGTTGAGGTTGACTATCTTCAACTATATCGTAAGTTTACTTATTCTGCACAGGAATCTTATCGTCTTGACCATATCGCCTTTGTGGAACTTGGTGAACGCAAAGATGAGAATCCTTATGAGACTTTTCGTGATTGGTATACGAAAGACTATCAGTCTTTCCTAGACTACAACATCCAAGACGTTGAACTGGTTGATAGGCTTGACGATAAGATGAAACTTATCGACCTTATTCTGACTATGACGTATGAGGCCAAAGTAAATATCTCTGACTCGTTTACGTCTGTTAAGTATTGGGATGTTCTCATTTACAATCATCTTCTCAAGAGAAAGATTGTCATCCCTCAAAAGACTTCCCACAAGTCCAAGGGTGAAAAGTATGTGGGTGCATATGTGAAAGAACCACAGGTTGGACAACACAAATGGGTTATGTCTTTTGACTTGAACTCATTGTATCCACACCTTATCATGCAGTACAATATTTCGCCAGAAACACTATTGCCCGAAAAACGGTTGCCAGTTGATGTTGACCATCTTCTCGACAACAAACCTCTTCCTAAACTTGAAGGTGCAACATTCACACCTAATGGTGCAGTCTTTCATAAACGTCACCAAGGGTTTCTCCCTGAGATGATGCAGTCGATGTATAATGACCGTACTATCTACAAGAAGAAGATGTTGCAGGCAAAACAACAATATGAAGATACGAAGGATGCTAAATATCTAAAAGATGTTTCAAGGTACAACAACATTCAGATGGCTCGCAAGATTTCTCTAAACTCTGCCTATGGTGCAATTGGTAACGAATGGTTTCGTTATTATGATTTGCGTATTGCAGAAGGTATTACTACCTCTGGCCAGTTCTCTATTCGGTGGATTGAAAAGTCTCTGAATATGTATCTCAACAAACTGTTGAAAACTGAAGGAGAAGATTATGTCATTGCGTCTGATACGGATTCAGTATACATTACTTTTGACAAATTGGTTAATACTGTGCTTAAAGAACGAGAAGGAGAGTCGGAAGATTCATATCGTGGGCGGGCTGTTGATTTCCTTGACACAGTGGCTCAAGAGAAGATTGAACCTTTTATTGATAAGTCTTATCAAGCTCTTGCTTCGTATGTAAATGCATATGAACAAAAGATGCAGATGGCTCGTGAGGTGATTGCCGACAAGGGTATCTGGACTGCAAAGAAAAGATACATTCTCAACGCATGGGATGTGGAAGGTGTTCGTTATCAAGAACCTCAACTCAAGATTATGGGTATCGAGGCTGTCAAGAGTTCGACTCCTGCTCCTTGTCGTGACAAGATTAAGGAGTGTTTGAAGATTATTATGTCTGGTACAGAGAAAGATGTAAACAACTTCATTCAAGAGTTTCGTGAAGAGTTTTTGCAACTGTCACCAGAAGAGATTGGATTCCCTCGCTCTGTGAATGGTATTCAGAAGTGGAGTGATAGTGCAAGTATCTTCAAGAAGGGAACACCTATGCATATCAAGGGCGTTATCCTTTACAATCACTTTGTCCGTCAACAAAAGTTGACTAACAAGTATCCACTAATCCAAGAGGGTGAGAAAATCAAGTTCCTCAATATGCGTACTCCTAATCGTATGCAGTCTAACGTCATATCTTTTATGACTAAATTACCAAAAGAACTTGACATTCACTCACATTTGGACTATGATATACAATTCGAGAAGGCTTTTATTGAGCCTCTCACTTTTATTATGAATCAGATTGGATGGAACATTGACCGTTCCTATGGTACACAAATGACTTTGGAGGACTTTTTTACATGAGATATAAACCATACAACCTAGAAGATGTAGTAAATGCATCTAATGAAAACAAGTTCAATGTTATCTCTACCTTTGCTGGTGGGGGTGGTTCGTCCACTGGTTATCGTCTGGCTGGTGGTAAAATACTTTGTGTAAATGAATTTGTAGAAGAGGCCCAGAACACTTATAGAGAAAACTATCCAGACACA